AAGAAGTCTGCATCTGCATATGCTCGTGCTACAACAAGTCGCACTGGTGTTCTTGATACAACTAAGTTACATACTTACAAGTACAATGAAGATCTATTCAAAAAAGTTTCAGTGATTCCCGAAGGTAAGAATCATGGTCTTGTATTCATACTTGATTGGTCTGGATCTATGTCTCATGTGATGATGGACACAATCAAGCAGTTATACAACCTTATGTGGTTCTGTAAGAAAGTCCAGATTCCATTTGATGTTTATGCTTTCACTACTTCATATCCTAAAACAGATCGTGATGACAGTGGATATGCTTCACCATTATACGAAGCAAAAGATAACATGATGGTTGTTGAAAATCAATTCTCATTGATGAATCTTTTCACAAGTCAGACTCGTATCAAAGAGTTGAATGAGCAGATGTTGAATATCTTTCGTATTGTAGGTTCATACAGAGATTATGGTGCTCGTGATCTCACACCATTTGGACTTGAGTTATCAGGCACACCTTTGAATGAAACAATCGTAGCACTTCATGATTTGATTCCACAGTTCCAATCAAAAACTAAAGTTGAGAAAGTCAACTGTGTTATTCTTACAGATGGAGAAGGTTATCAACTTTCATATCACAGAACAGTGAATAGAAGTCTCATGGGTGAGTCTTACTTTGGTAGAGGTAATTGGGGTGATGAATGTATTCTTCGTAATCGTAAAACTGGTAAGACATATAACTGCGGTTATCAGTATCATGATTTTACTAAGATGTTACTTCGTAATATCTCTGATGAATTAAGAAATGTTAATTTTGTAGGTATTCGTATTATGGATGGTAGAGATGCCAGACATTTTGTTCAAATCAACAGCGATGATTTTAATAGTCCAGAGGTTGAAAAGACTATGCAACAATGGAAAAAGACTAAGACTCTAATCCTAGAAGATGTAGGTTACAAAGTTTATCTTGGATTATCATCGTCAGCAGTTGGTAATGATGCAGAGTTTGAAGTCAAAGAAGATGCATCAAAGGCAGATATCAAGAGAGCATTTACTAAAAGTTTGAAGAACAAGAAGATGAACAAAAAGATTCTGAGTAAGTTTATTGAGATGGTTGCCTAAATAACAGCAGATCAACATAAAAGTACAATGAGTAGATTCGGAGACTTACTAAGTGGTAAACCAGTAGAGACACCACCTGTGGTAGATACAGCACCATCTTCTGTAGAACCTGTAGAAGAAGAGCAGTATGAAAGTGATGTGTCATTTCAAGATATGTCAAAAGATGAACTTGAAGATTATGGACGTACTGTAGGTATAGAGTTAGATAGAAGACACAATAAAAAGAAATTGATTCAAGAACTAGAAGATCATCTAGAGTCAGAGTAGACAGTTAACAAACTGTCTACTTTTTATTGTCATAGGTATTGTATGAACTATAATAAGTACATAACAAAGAAACCCCTTTTATTATGTCCAACCTATTTGAAGTAAAGATGACTCGTGAAGAAATCATTGATGGTCTAAGATCACAATACGGATCTGAGTTCACTACACCAGAAGTTCGTGCATTCTGTGCAATGAACGATATTACATATCAGACAGTTACTAAGAAACTCAAAGAATTTAAAGTAACTAAAGGTAAGTGGAACCTTGAAGTTACACAAGAAGTTGTAGAAGATATCGAAGCAGCATACGCAGCACCTGCAGCAGCACCTGCATCTGTAGCACCAGTTGTTCAAAATCTTGTCCCTGCAGTTGATGAGACATTCGTTAAGTTTGGCCCATTTGCTGATGTCAAAAAGATAATTCAATCTAAGTTATTCTATCCCACATTCATTACAGGATTGTCAGGTAATGGTAAAACATTCTCTGTTGAGCAAGCATGTGCACAACTAAATAGAGAGTTAATTAGAGTAAATATCACAATCGAAACAGATGAAGACGATCTTATTGGTGGGTTTCGTCTTGTTGATGGTAACACTGTTTGGCACAATGGGCCAGTTATCGAATCTCTGGAGAGGGGAGCTGTACTCCTTTTAGATGAGATCGATCTAGCATCTAACAAGATACTATGTTTACAATCTATTCTTGAAGGTAAAGGTGTCTTCTTGAAGAAGATAGGTAAGTGGGTAAAACCTGCTGCAGGATTTAATGTGATTGCTACTGCAAACACAAAAGGTAAAGGTTCTGAGGATGGTAGATTCATCGGCACTAACGTATTGAACGAAGCATTCCTTGAAAGATTCCCTGTAACCTTTGAGCAATCATATCCTCATGTCAAGATTGAGGAAAAGATGTTGAGTCTTCACTCTGCAAGTGTTGGTGTTCATGATAGTGAGTTTATCAAGAAACTTGTTGATTGGGCAGATATCATTCGTAAGACATTCTATGATGGTGGTATTGAAGAGATCATTTCAACTCGTAGACTTGTTCACATCATTCGTGCATACTCAATCTTCAAGAACAAAGCAAAAGCGATTGAGAATTGTGTAAATCGTTTCGATGATGAAACAAAACAATCATTCATGGAATTATATGATAAAGTAGATTCAGATGTAGATTTTGATAAGGAGTCCGATGAATCTGTGGGGTAACTACAAGAAAGTTTTACATGATACCCTTGATCTCCAGTTTGCTCATCCGTGGGCAGATTGGGAATCTAAGGGTACTGTGCTTTCTGCAAAAGTCTTTAAACACGACTATATAATAAAGTCAAGAGTTGTGGAGATTTGGAATGAAAAGTCTAGCATATACAACAACATCATCTATCCTAAGACAGGCAGTAATCTTCCATGTTTTGGTATGGATCTTATGGGATTCTTTGACAAGAAGGTCATTATTGTCTTTGATTTTCAACATCCTGTAGAGAATTATTTGTTCTCAGTTCAAGGATTACCGAAGAGTAAAGGGGACTATAGATTCTTTGAACCCGGAAATCATTTCTCAGAAAATGTTTACATTGCGAAATGTACAATGTCTGAGGTGGATGATCACTTAGACATGTTTAAGACATACTTGACAAAGTATAAGGAGATGTTAGAATTAGAGAAACCAACTGGAGTAGACACTTCTGTCTACAAGGACTTTGATGCTTATATGACTAAACTTGATCCAGTATCAGGTTATCTGAGTGGTAAGTTTGGTAAAGAAAAAGCAGAGAGTCTAGTAAATGGTTTTCTTTTCACATATGATTAATGCATGGAGTTTAGCGTGGGAGGCTTTGAACGGAACTATGGACGAAGAATACCCTATAGTAGGAGCAGGTAATACTGCTGCTGAATATGAGATTGATGGTCTTGACTATGAAACAGATTATTATCGTACAGCAGATATTGATGACATGTATATGCATCATTTCACAAATGCTAATTCATCATATAATGATGGGTGGACACAAGAGTATCATCGAGAACAATTAGAAAAATTAAAGGAACCAATGGCACACTATTTTAAATATCATGAAGAAGAAATTCTAAACGATATTAGAGAATATGTATCTGGAACATATCAAGGACATTACACAGGAAAGTCTCATGAGTATCGTAATGTTCAGACAATAGATTTGATGGCATCAAAAGAACTTGCTGCTGCTTTTTGTCAAGCAAATATACTGAAGTATGGAAGTAGGTATGGAAATAAAGACGGAAAAAATAAAAAGGACTTGATGAAAGTCATACATTATGCTATGCTATTATTACACTTCGATGAGCATTATGGAACACCATCCATGCCATCTGGAAATTTTGAACAAATGCCTTAAATGATTGAAGCTATGAATCTAAGTGACAACACTGTTAACATCCTAAAGAACTTTGCAGGTATCAATAATTCTATTCTTGTAAAGCAGGGTAATCAATTACGCACTATCTCTGTTGCAAAGAATATTCTTGCCGAAGCAGAAATACCAGAGGATTTTCCAAGAGACGTTGCGATCTATGATCTCAATCAGTTTTTGAATGGACTAAGTTTGCATCAAGATCCTGATCTTGATTTCTCTGAAGAAACATATCTTACAATTCGTGAAGGTAGAAGAAAGGTAAAATATTTCTTTGCAGATCCACAGGTTATTATTGCACCACCTGAGAAAGAAATAAGTTTACCAACACAGGATGCATGTTTCCAACTAGAGAGTGTAACTCTTGAGAAGATGCTTAAGGCTGCTGCAGTTTATCAATTACCAGATTTATCTGCTGTTGGAAAGAATGGTGAAATTAAGTTAGTTGTTCGTGATAAAAAGAATGATACATCAAACGAATTTGCTGTAACTGTAGGAGAAACTGATAAAGATTTTTCATTCAACTTTAAGGTAGAGAATATAAGAATTATTCCCGGATCTTATGATGTTGTAGTATCATCTAAACTATTATCTAAGTTTAGTAATAGTAAGTTAAATCTTACATACTTCATTGCATTAGAACCTGATTCAACATTTGGATAATGTATAATCTTACAGAGGAAGAATGGGAATGTGTAAGGGTATGTGTATCAAATGCACCCATACCCTATGACATAACTAAAAAGAAAATACCTGCTGATATTTTAGCAAAGATAGGGAACCCCACACCACTTGAGGGTGAAGCATTAGAGATCCCTTACTATGATCTAACACCTTATGGAATCGAACCTTTGACATGAATAACATAGGACTAGAAGTTGTATTCTGGACAGCACTCACAATTTATCTACTCACACAATTTGGTGTGTTTAAAAAATCACGTAAAAAATCTTACAGCAGAAATAAAAAGAAGAAATGAAACTTACGCAAGAACTCATTGATAAAATACAAGAGGCCATGCTCCATACAAATCTTAAGGGTGAAATAAATTGGAAAGATGGTGATGATATAGAGGTACAAATTGCAGGAACTTTTGCAAAGGATAAATTTATTGTATTGAAAAACGTATCAAAGAATCCTTTTGAAAATGCCCAACCACATCCTCACTTTGATTACGAAAAGAAAGTTTTTACAAAAGATGGTAGAGAGGAATATATGAAAGAACAGGAAAAGTTAAAGAAATGAGTGACGAAGAATTACAAGAACAAATCATACAACAGATTGAGGTTCTAGTAGAAGAATTAGGTGGAACCATGTGCCACTTAACAAAGTGTACATACACAGGTAGACAAAGTAAAATAATACAGATAGAATATAATGTAGAGGAATAAACTACATTATGAACATTTTTGTTACTGATCCTGATCCTGTTAAATCGGCACAAGTCTTACCAGACAAACACATTGTCAAGATGCCATTAGAATCTTGTCAAATGCTTGCTATTGTTTGCTCTGAAAAGTGGGGTCATGGATACGGTG